GAATGAGGCCGCCGACGGAGTAGCCCTGGTTCGCGTTCGCGTTGACGCGCCAATCCGCCTGCTCCACGTACTCCTCCACAGTGGAGATCGGGTCGATGTTAACAGTCAAAATCTCGTCCTTTCTACGATGGGTCTTCGATTATACAGCCACGGGGGCCTTGATGGCGGGGTGGTGTTTGTACCCGGCCGATGCGTAAATGTCGCTCATCTGATAGTCGAATATCGAGGGTGCCTTCTTGAGGCTGAGCTCGGGGAACGGGTAGGGGTTGCGCCCGAGTTGTTCTCGCACAGCTACCACGTGGTTCTTATATAAGTGGCAGTCGCCTCCCGTCCAGATGAACTCGCCTACGTCGTAGCCTGTTTGCTGTGCGATCATGTGCGTCAACAGTGCGTAGGAGGCGATATTCGTAGGTAACCCAAGGAATAAATCAGCGCTTCTCTGGTACATAGAACAAGATAGACGTCCATCGTTGACATAAAACTGAATAACGACGCCATGACACGGCGGCAGTGCTTGGAATGGTATAGCAGCGGGGGACCACAAGGTGATCACATGCCGTCGGGAGTCCGGATCATGCTTCAACGACGCCACCACATAAGCCAGCTGGTCAACTTGGTTATACCGTAATACCATTCCGGGAGGTGCCTCCATAAACCTGAAGCCACTCCAGCCATGGTGCGTCTTCAGTTTGCCGTGCACGCAACGATGAATAGCCGAAATGTTCAGTCCTTCTTGCCTTTCAAAGGAACCGAGGGATGTTCTCATTATTTCTTCGCCACCTGGAGACACAGCCATCACAGGGTTGGAAGTAGACATGTTGGCTTGATGTACGTCACGGCTCGTCCACATGCACGTATCAGCTCCATAGCGGTTAGACGCATGCAACACGTCTTTATCCAGCGAGAAATCGTCGGGATACTCCTTTTTCATAACCCAATTCGGGATCCCCTTAACCTCCCGTTGGAAACAGGCGAAGGAATGCCAACTATCCTCTACGTGTATACCTTTAGCACCATAGTGCTTATACATCTTGCACTTTTTGTTGTAACAACGCCGGATCATCTGTCTCCAAATGCCGACGAGCATGTTATAGTCTGGGTCATTAAAATCAGCATCCCCATAATAACCCACGCCGTATACGCTACGTATATTCACGTCCTTTCCCCGATGCAAAACACCCGACAGTGGAACAGGTTTAATGGGCGGCGCGCTGAAAATCCAAGGTTTAACAGCACTCGTGTACGCTACCATTCTCATCTGACGCCCATACACAGGGCCAAGTTCCCCGTCGCGATCTGCCCACGGCTCCCACCAATTAGCGCCCAATTCCCGTAACCTGGGTTCGGACGTGGACCCCTCAATCTGCCAAAGAAGCTCAGCCTTCACAGATTTCATGGGCACGAACTTCGTCGTGATACGCGGGAAACCGTTGTTCAGATCATAGCGGAGCTGCCGTCCGAAAACGGACAGCGTCCCCACCCCTGTGCGATCCTTCTTCTCCACACCGTTCTTCAGCACGTCGGCGAGAAGATCTTCATACTGCCTGTCAATCGTATTCATCAAACGAACTTCCTGACCATATCGGGGCGGAATCCGCTCCAATGCGTCTGGCCGATCACCACAACCGGAGCTTGCTTGTAACCGAGACCCAACACGAACGACAGAGCATCGTGATCCTCTGTAATATCGACCTCGTCGAAGGGGATACCCTTCTTCGTCAGATCTTTCTTCGTCATCTTGCACTGGACACAGCCAGGCTTCGTATACAGTGTTGCTTTCATCATACGTTTCTCCTTTCGTCAGTGGGAGGCGTGCTCCCAATCATCTGCCGGCTGCCCGTGTGCGGCGGTGAACTTGACTCCGTTCCACGTCGTGGACATCAGCTCGGCGATTTTCGGCACCGCCCAGTCTAGCTCTGATTCGGGTATTGAGAAAATCAGCTCGTCGTGGATTTGCGCGCGAAGCCAGTGAATGAGACGAAGGTCACAGTTCAACATGCGGATGAGCGCATCCGTCATGATCTCCCTCGTCCCCGACTGACCCATGAGCGCCGATGACTGGGTGTACGACCGCTCGACGTTGACACTCATGCGCCGGCCCCACGCGTTGTAGATGTAGCCGCTCTCACCCTGATCCGCACAGTCCTGACGCCATCGCACAACCAAGGGGTAGGCCTCCGCCATCTTCTCGACGAAGTGCTCCGCCACGTCGAGCGGTTGACCCGACGCCTTGGAGATCGTCTTCGCCCCGCCGCCGTAGTTCCAAGCGTGAGAGAGCGCCTTGGCCTTCTGCCGGTAAGGGTTGCGCTTGCGCGCCTCTCCGTCTGTCTCCCAGCCGTCTGGCATGTGCGCCTCGTACTCCTCGTCGCCCCAGACGGCGCGGCCCGTGATCTCGTGCGGGTCGGCTCCGGGCAGGAAGTTTTTCAGGTACGCGGGGTCCTGTGCGTAGCCGGCGACGATCCTCGCATCCGCATTCGAGTAGTCGAACGACACCAGCTTGCAGCCGGGATCCGGGATGAAATAGGACTTCTCCACGGCGTTGTCGCCGCGAGCCGTCCACACGGTCAGGCCGGGCTTCGTCGTCGATGAGCGCCCGGACCGCTGAAGATCGTCAACCTCGGGGTGCACACGGCCGTCAGGTTGCAGACAATCGATTGTGAGCTGCGCAAGTGAGCGCTGGCCCAGTAGTTCACCCAAGACCTTTCCGAAGGCCTCAGCGTGGCTTCCATGGCCCCTGAGGAGGTCCTGTACGACGCTGCCGGACAGCTGCAAAGCGCCCGTAGGTGTGCGGGGCCACTCGGGGTGCGTGAATTCATCCACGCCGAACGCAGCCAGGGCATCGAGGACGCACTGCTTGCCTTTAGTTGTCCGCCACGGCTGCTTCGAATCGAGTGGCATGCCCACCGACCTGTGCAGGTAGTCGAGCAGCTTCTCCTTCCTGTCCGCCAACTCGTAGAGTCTGTCGTATGCCTTGTCGGCGTCGATGAGGAAGCCGTTCCTCGACATCTGCGCGTTGATGGCAGCCTTCAGCTGCTCGCGCCAATCATACTCGTCGACCTCATGACGAAGTAGGAGCTCCTTGAAAATACCCCTGAGCACCACTACGTCCTGTTCGGAATACTCGCGGAACGTTGGGTCGTCGAGCGGAATCAGTCCGAAGTTGAGATCGGCGACCTTCGTCCCCGGGGGGTTGAACCGCTTGGCGAGGTCTTTCAGATCCATGACCTTGCCTTCCAGACCCAGGTGGTGTGCGAGGTTGTCGAGGGACAGCCATCTGCGCACATTCGAGGGGCTGAGGTCGGTAACGACGCGGCGCCCCGCCCTGTCCAGGTAGACGGACGGGGCGGGATAGGCGATATTGGCCAGCACCATGGTGTCGATGACCTTGCGACCCATCGTCATCCGTAGCGGTTCGTCACTATCCTTACCGAACAGCACAGACAGGTCGAAGTTGTGACCGTTGTGGATCACCACACCATCGGCCCCCCGAATAGCATCCAGGACCTCGTCGTAGTCCTCCGTCAAAACGACGGGGCCTTCGCCCCACGCATATTGACCAAGGCGGAAGAACCCACGCGGCGACATGGACCAGCGCTTCTCGACGCCATGGGACTCGATGTCGAGGAAGAGGATCTTCGACCATTCTCCGCCGAACGGCGACGACCACGCGCCGTTGTCCAGTAGATAGCGTCGCACAACACCGGCGAACCACTGGGCTTCCGTGTCGATTCCGCAGTCGTCCCACGGTTCGAGGTCAAAGACAGCGGCGCCTTCCTCGGTGTCGGACCACTCGTAGTCGAGGGGTCCGAGCTCCGGATTGGCGGCTACGGCCACCTCCTTGAACATCTCGATGTCGCCGGAGGCCAGATAGAATCGCACAGTTCTCACTCGTCCACCACCATCGTGTAGAACCAACCCTTGGATTTCTTGCTTTTACCCTTGCCCCGAATGTATTCGAGCTCGACCGGACCGGAGATGAGACCCCTGCCTCGCAGCGAAGAGATGATGTTCTTGTACGTCCACTCGTCCAATTCGGGGAACTTGTCACGGACCTTCGTGCACAGAATGGCGTGATTAGCCTTGTCGCAATGTGTGCGGATGAACGTCATGACCGATTCCTGCTGTTTGACGTAGTGGCTAGCCGTCACGTCGTTGAGCGCCTTGAGAAGACACCGAACCCAATGGTTGGCGTAGTAGATAGCGTTCAGCATGTGCGTCTTGGTGATCACGCCGTCCTCTCTGTCCATGAGGCTGAATAGCCCGGCGACCTGGGGAACGGTGATGCACAACCTGCGGAACGCCGACTCGAAGATCGACGACTTGTCCTCGACGATGTCGAAACGCTGCACGTTGAGACACCATGTCTCATAGCGGTCGAGCGCCTCATCGTCCACGTCGAGCAGAATGCGGTTCACGTCAAGATCCCGTTCCTGAAGTCGCTGCTCCACATCGGTCACGTCGTCGGTCTTGTAGCACACACGGCACAGTTGATTAACACGACTAGCCAACGTGTGCGCGAGCTTCTGCGCTTTCCTGTCCCGATCTTTGCTGTTGCCGAACTTTCGACGGCTATTGAACATGGCAGCGATCTTCGGCTTGTCATCGCTTTTACTCTCGTTGTCTTCTTCGAGGTACGTCACCCATGTGAATCGCGTGAGGAACCCGTTCTTGAAGTTGCGCATTTCGAGGATATCGATCGACTCGTCGTAGATACCCGTGAGGATGACGTTGAGGTGTGCGTTGGCACGATCTACACCTTCAGTCGTGATACGACGCGTCATCTCGACTTCGCCGCTGAACAGCTTGCACAAACCCGCATCGAAACCGTTCCACGACCCGCGGTTGTCCATGATGTCCCGGAACTTGTCTTGAATCTCGTCGAGCGCCATATACGTAGGCGTGTTGTGGAAGGGAGCGATGTCGCGTTTCATGGCTTGGATAGTGGAGTCGCTCGCCACTTTGATGCTATTGGTACGCCCTATCAGGGCACCGCACCGGTCGATGACCGTCTGAGCCCCGTTGACGGCCGTGGTCTTGTGCGCAGTACCGGAGGGGCCGAGGATGAGCGGCCAGAAGCGAAGCCCCTGCTCATCGTCCCCTGTCGTGTTGATCGACCCAAAGGCGCCGATCGTCGTAGCCATCGTCACAATGCCCAGCGCGGCGTGATATGCGTCTGCAGTGTCCGTCACTGTGCGACCGTAATCGATGTAGTCTTTGATGAACGTCGGGTTGTCATCGCTCTCGACGAAGGCCACCTCGTCGTCTGTGAGAAGCTGTATCTCGCCCGTCTGATATTCGCGAATAGCGTTTGCGAAGCTCTCATCTCCGAGGGCGATCCCGTTCTCATCAAGGTGCGTGAAGCTGTCCTTGTACTCCTTACTGAACTTCTCGACCTCTTTCCACGTGCACTGCTCCCAGTTGTCGCGCTTCGGGATCGCGTGGCCTTCTTTGGTTTTCCGGCCGGCGTAGATGGGGTTGTACTTGTTGCAGTGTGCGCGGAGCATCAGCTGATACACTTCGTTGTCGGTAAACGTAGACCGGAAGAGCTCCATCTGAAATTTCTTGGCCGTCTGGGACCAACTCTGACGCCCGTCCTCTATCTCGTCGAGATACATAGACCGTAGTGACTGCGTCTTAAGTTTGTCCTCGATGACTCGAAGCTGCTCGTCATCGCACATTGGAGGTGCTTCTCCGACCTTCTTAGCCTCTTCAAGGCGCACAACGGGGTAGGCCGCCTTGATCTCGTCCAGTGTGTAGACGGCGCCGGTGTTCTCCACCACACGCACGGGGTAGTCGGCGCCATACTTCGTGTTGACGGAGCCCGGCACGCGGAGCAGCTTGGACGCCTGCCATCCGGAGTCGCACCCCTTGTCGCGATGCTTCTGGTAGATAGACCTCGCTACCTCGGAGCACTCGGACAGCGAGTGTGCCTTATCGAGTACCCACCAACAATGCGTGCGGTTCCTCGATGTGCGCACAACCAAAGTCGGCTCGACCTCGAACTCGCTCGGCGGGCAGGTGTCCGCCTCAGCCCATACGACACCGCACATGGCCCCCTCGTCGTCGCCCGAACGGCTCTTACCCGTGAACACGCCGACCGAGCAGTAGGTGTTCTCATCTTCACGAATGGACAGGTAGCGCTGTGCGAGGTCGCGCTTGGCCGGCCAGGCGATGAACTTGCTTTTGACAGTCTCTTCCTCGTCGAGGGGATCCATCGTCACAATGTTGATGTAACCCTCGATGTCTTTGTATATCACGTCCAGGAATTCTATTGCTTCCATTTTCTCTTCCTTTCTCTTCCGAGCCGGCGTTGTCTTATAGAGCAGGAACGGCCCCGTTGGGGCCGTTCCTTACTCCTTCCTCTTAACCGATGCTGAACTTCCTCGTCGTGCACCCGGACGGCTGAACCTTAGCCGTGGGTGCGTCCTGCACGACCTTGGGCTTCAGCGGCTCGCCGAGCTGCTCTAGCTCTCGCTTGCCATCGTCCACATAGTAGGACTCGACTGTGGCGTTGACGTAGCCCCTATCGTTGTGGCGGTTACCGATTTTGACGAGAACCGTCTGGTCGGGGTCGACCAGTTCGGTTTCGTCCTCGGGGATCAGGAAGCCCTCGTCGGGGTCGTAGGCGCCGACAGCCTCCCAGAAGTTCGGGAAGCTGTAGTTGAGCTTGCCGTTCTTCCAGTGCGGTTGAAGCGGGACGTTGAAGTCCTTGACGATGGCGCCGTCGTAGTCGTCGGTCGGGCCTTCGATGATCTTCAGGTCGACGATGAGGCGGGGCAGCCCGGCGTTGGCAGCAGACTTGTACTCGCCCTTCTCCACGTCGCAGATGATCGCTCGGTAAACCCCGGGCGCAGGAACCTTGACGGCCCCACCGCGACCCCCGAAGTGGCCGTCGGCTCCGAGAGCGGACTTGAGTTCCTTGTCGTCGAGTTTGAATGCCTTGTAAGCGGGTTTGCGTACCATAATGTTCTCCTCTCTCAGTGGTTGTCGCAAAGCTTCCAGAGCTTTTCGATGGTCAGATCCTCCACGAAGGGAGGAAGGTTGAAGCGGTTCTTGGCCCCGATCGTCCGGGATGCGAACATCTGCGCTTCCGTGTGCGACTCGCCGGTTTTCCGGTCGGTGTCCAGTGACAAATGTACCACCACGTCGGGCGTCTGTCCAACCTTAGCCCGCGAACCGGATCCGCGCCAGGCGAAGTCGGCCACCCCGTTGTCGTCGGTCTTCTGGTGGACGACGAGAATGGACAGCACACCGGCGTCCTTCAGAAGCGGGAAGATCCCATTCGAGCCGGTGGTCTTCTTCGCCGCCTCCGTCCAGATGGCGAACTTGTTGGGGTTCTGCTTGGCCATCTCGACGGCTTCGAAGTGATCCGCACACCAGTCGTTATACACGTTGAGCGGGTCGATGACGATCGTCTTGTACTCACGAGGCATCTCCCCTGTGAGGAAGGCCACAAGAATGCGGTCCGTGTTGTGGATCCACCCTTCTTCCTTAATCATGCCCTCCGGTATCGGCATGTTCTTAGGCCTGACGATGTCGATGTTCTCCGGCGGAACATCGCGTGTAACGCCTGTCGTGCTGCCTTCGAGATCGAGGTACAACACAGGCGAGGTCGGTGCGAATTTGGCCGCTGATGCGGCGAACGTCGTTTTCCCCTGACCGTAGTCGGAGTAGACGAGGATCTGCTCGGGTTTGCTGAGTTCGTCGGGTTTGATGATGAATGATTCGATGTCGAAATCTGTCATTCGTCTTCTCCTTTCTCTTGACGTACGTAAAGCTGCTCTGTGCTCTTAAGGCACTGAAGATATTCCCCTGCCGAAGCCAGTGATTTCACTCTCTTCGGATCCAGCTTTTGAACATAGCAACGTCGAAGCGTATCTCCAGGTAGAGCCTTTTCAGCCTTCGATATATCGAAACGGTGAACCTCCCTTCGCGTAACTATGTATGGTCCTGCAACACCGGACTCTCCAACCTGCAGCCTTTGCTTGATAGCTGCAGCGAGTTCCTTCTTCCTCTCTTCGAGGCTGTCGATGAGCCCCGATATATAACCGTATTCGAGAATGTCGTCCTGTTCTTTCATACGATAACACCGCCTACGTGGTTTTCTTAACAGCTAGCACGTTGCAACGGTAACAACCTGGGTATGACGGGAAATCCGTGAAGCCATCGCACAGGGCATCGATGATGTGCTGCCCGCGCTGCCACACCCGCTCGGCTTTCTCACGGTCATAGTCAAGTGTGAAAATCTCCACATCGGACACTTGCGAAGCATCCCTCGGGATAAAAACGACTTTGATCTTGTGCACCGTCCCCTCGCCGTCGCGGCGCTCCTTACCGAGCGCGTAGAGGTGGGTCTGTGCGACGTAGGCGATGTACTTGGCTTTAGCGCTGTCACCCGTTACGTCCGGAACATCTCCGTGCATTGAGAACACCGCGCTGAGCGCCTTCAGCTTGGAGCGGGTGGTCGTCTTGTAATCGACGATCGTCCCGTCCTCAGGGTCGTAGGCGTCGGCCGTGGACCGGATCAGTCCGTAGTTCTCGTAGAGGCCGAGCTCGAAGCGCTGTTCCAACTCCCACTTGGGGAAGAGCCGCTTCGCCCAGTACTCCAAACCCCGGTGGATGTCGGTTCCGATCCTAGCGCCCATAACGAAGTTGGACTCCCGCATCTCGCGCGGCACCAACTCGACCCCGCTCTTGTCCTTGATACCAGGAAGGATGTCCTCGGCCAGACACAGCGCACACGGGTTGGAGAGGTTCGAGGCGCCCACCCGGATCTGCTTGTCACGCCGCGTCTGCGGCGTGAACAGCGATAGTAGTTCGTCGTTCCTCATACCAGTTGAAGCTCCCAGCCTTTGTTAATCGCGAAATTGATAATGTGTTTGCACTCGATGACAGCAGGTGTGTCGCCGGTGTTGTGCAAGATGATCGGACCGTCCTTGTATTTCAGTGTAGTGTGCGGTTCGAGTGCCGCCCGTTGAGTGTCTCGCTGGCCCCACACGTGTTGAATGAACGGCACGGGTGCAAAATAGAGCAGATCGTTTTCCATGAGGTTGCGCATGTCCGCTAGCCCAAGGCAGTACTCTGCACCGTTAACGTCCAACCACTTCTTAAGCGCAGGGATGAAGGCATACTGTTTATCCAAATTGTCAAACAGTATGAAGTTGTCCTTTAACTGCTCTTTAATGTAGTCGTCCATTTCGTTCCTCCTTTCTCGTCTAACCGAGAACGACAGCCTCTTCGGCACCGAACTCGGTATTGTTCGACTCGAAGAACTCATCGTAATGCTCGTTGTACCCCACGAGGCAGTCGAACAGGTCGAGAGACTCAACCGGATACAGCTGGTAGCCCCTGGCCACGAACAGCTTCAAATCGCCGTACTTGGCACGGGCCTTCTCAAGGTCGTCGATGAACTCCGAAATCGTCATGGTGCGTTCCTTTCTCTCAGTTGTCATGTGCCTCCACCATACACACAGCCCCCCGACAGTGCAAGCCGGGGCTGTGTGAGTTGTATCACTTGTTCAGGACGGCCCTGTTGGCCTCCGCCTGGCCGGCGAGCCGTTGGAACGTGCCGTCGTCCATCGTGTCTCGGGCCTGGAAGTAGTAGCGGGTGATTCGCTCCGCAGGCTGGCCCATCCGGTTCAGCCTTCCCTTCGCCTGCTCACACAGCATTCCGTTCAGGTCCTCGTCCAACCACACCTCGACGTGGCACACGCGCTGCAGCCCGTCCAGTCCCTCCGCCGCGGCTCCGACAGTGCACAGCAAGACCTGCACATCACCCTCTGTGAACCCTGCAAACGCTTCACTACGCGCCTTAGCCGACTGCGCGCCCGTGTACAGGGCTGTCTTCGCACACACCCTGTGAGCTACGGCATTCGCGAAACGCTGGCTCGATGTGAACACCAGCACTTTGTCGTGTGCGTGATGCTTCTCGATCAGCGCGTTCAGCATGTCCAGCTTTCTAGAGGGGCAGTCAGGGTCGAACGTGACCGAATCCATATCGGTTTCCGGGTCGTACACCATACACGGCTCTCCCAACGTCACCTGGCGTAGACGCAGTAGCTTAACCAATGGGATCGATGCCACGAGCAAGCCGCCCTCCACCTCGGAGATCAGCTCGTATTGCAGTTTGTCATATATATCGCGCTGTTTGTGCGTCAGCTCGCACTCGACGATGCGAGTGTCCACCGGCTTCCGCTCCGCAGGCAGGCCGACCACACATGGCAAAGAACGAAGGAAAGCTCCGGGTTCCTTCTCGGCGACGATCGTCTCGATCTCCTGCAGCCTACCGTACCTGTCGTGGATCCAACTGTTCTGAACAATGCACCACCGCGCCTTCCAGCGATGGAACGACCCCTCCACGTACAACCAGTCCCTCTTGTCGTGGGACAGCGGCACACGGGACGGGTCTTCCACGTTCCACCACAACCAGCGGCAAATCGACCACAGTCCCTCGAATCGATTTCCTTGTGGTGTGGCCGACATCGCCAGTTTGAAGCCGGCATTCCGCAGACTCCACATGGCCTTTGCCCGTCCCGATTTACGGTTCGACGCCGACTGAACCTCATCGTACACCACGAAGTCCGGCTTGGCCTTAATCCAGGGGAGAAGGTTTTTCTTGCCCTTCTCAGCATTCTTCCCGTTCAAATCTGACAGGCCGAGGTACTCCCGTCCCACGTAGTACACGCCGGGGGTTCGCGCACACAGATCGTAGAAGTAGTCGAGGTGCTTAGAATCGATCCGCTTGAACGGCAGGTCCACGCCCTGCCGGGCGAACGTCGCCTTCCAAGCGCTGACGATCTGCGGCTTCGCCGGGCCTACGATCAACGTCGTCACCGGGTCAAGCCGCTTCATTACCTCCACCGCGCACAGGGTCTTGCCCGTCCCCGTGTCCGACACGTCCAAAGCAGCCCGGAGGCCGTCCCGCTGTGCGACGACGGCCTCCACCTTCTCCAGCTGCGCCGGTGTGAGCTCCAATGGCGGGTTCATGCCCTCACCACCTCGAACTTCGCACACGACACATCGATGGAGCGGACCAGGATATCCATGTTCAACCCGATCGAGAACGCCTTGATGTAGTACTTGTCCGCATCCGCCTTACCTTCCTTATCTTTCGTCAGGAAGAACTCGACGCCGTCGTAAAGGCGCCTACACCACACGTAACCCTGGCTCTTCAGCAGGCCGGTCACCGAGTCCGGCGCACAGTCCTCACCCTTCGCATGGAACGGTGGGTCATAGAAGCGATCCACCGTGTGCCGTGACGCGTCATAGTAGTACCCGGACGGAGCCACATCGGGGCTGATCGGCGGGCCGTCCTGCTTGACGAGGATCAAACGGATACCGTTGCACGTGTAGAACACCTTCCTCTCCGACGCGTACCCGATGCTGATCGCACGGAACGGCTTGCCCGCCGCATCCTCGACCAGCTCTTTGTGCGACCCGTGCATCGCCTCCCTCGACGTTGGCACGTACTCGATCGTGTCGTCCGCATTCACGGCGAACCACCCTTGAAGCTTGCCCTTCTTTCCGTACAGCAGTTGCCTCACAGCTTGCCCTCCTCTTCTCTCCTAGCCCGGCGCTCGAACGAGTCTTCCCCGCCTATCACGCCGAACAGCCTTTTCTGTCCTTTCTCCACGCGGTCCGCATAGTCTCTGCACTCACGTCGCACGGGACAAATCGAGCACACCCACTTGGCCCGATCATAGTAGGGGTCGTCCTCCACATCGGCCCCCTCGCGGGGGGCGAAGAACAGGTGCATGCCGATGTCGCTCTTCTTGCAGCGCGCCTGCTTGACCCATTCTTCGTTCCCCCAGATGTCGGCGATGTCCATTACTGCTTCTTCACACACCCCTTGAGACGGGACAGCTGGGGTCCGACTGGGTTACGGTAGTGCCCCTTGACGCTATACGGTTCCTTCGCCTTCGACGACAGTTTCATAAACGAAACCTGTGCGATCGGTTCCACGCCGGTCGAATCCAGCAACAAATCGAAAACCGTCGGAAGGACCAGCGGATAAGCATTGACGTTGTACAGTTCGAGCGTCACATGCCCGGAGAATCCGGGGTCGATGAAGCCCGCGGTGATGTGCGTCAACAGCCCGAGGCGGCCCCAGCTCGACCGGCCCTCTATTTGAGCAGCGATATTCGCTGGGAGGGAGAACTTTTCCAAAGTCACACCCAACCACAGCTCGTGGGGCGGGAGAATGAACTCACTCCGTGCACCCCAGGCCACATGACGCTCACCCGTCTTCGTGTTGAGGAAGTACGGGCCTAGGTGCACGTCGTAGCTAGCCGGCTGAAGGCAATCGTCGCGGAGCGGATATACCAGTTCCTTACTCTTCGCCAGTTTTTTAATGTCCTTGTCAGATAACATTAAAAGACAGCTCCTTTCCATTTAGTGTGTATTGATTCAGTCTGAACACCACGACGGGTTTTTTGTCGTCGGGGTCGGCTGCGCAGATGCGCAGCATGTCGAAGCCGTCGCCGCGGCTGACGTCGACGTGGCCCACCGTGAAAGGGACCCTATTCGCGTCGATGCGCACACGGGAGGCGCCGTTCGACACAGCGTCGTAGTCGTCGTCCAGGTGAAGGCACAGCCCGCCGTCCGACGTCGACACGGACTGGACGCGAGAGCCCACCAGCGTCTCCCTCATATGGGAGACGAAGACGGGTAGCGGATCGGTCGGCTGGGACAGCCCGATCACGGCGACGACGGCATTCATTTCGTCGAACAGCTGCCACGTGTACGACCCGTCTTCCATCCGTCTGCGCGCCATGCGCTTGAGAGGCACAGTAGGTGCCGGGTGGGCAACGGTGAACTCAGACTTCTTCAAGTACACCGAGGCGCCGTTGTCGAAGAAGAACGTCGTTCTGTGGGCCGCGTCGACAATGCGGTCTACGGTCCGCCCTTCTCGCACAAGGGGGTCGAACAGGTCGAATACATGCTGGAGTAGCTTCTCGTCCTTACTCATCGGCCACGTCTCCGTCTTTGAAAAGCAGCTCGACAGCATGACCCGCTACGGTTTCGATGTATATCGCATCCCCTTGATCGAGGATGTGTTCCACCGGCGAATCTACCGCCAACCAATTCACGAAGGCACCCGTCAAGCCGTCGGCATCCGCTGTGAACACCACACCACTGGCGAGTGTTACATACTTCTTGTGTTGGTTGACGTTCATCGAGTCGTGCAGGTTCTTACCGTACAGCTCGCTGAGCAGCCACTCCTTCCGGGTGACGTTCTTAAGCTCCACGTCTGCGATGACGTCGCCGTCCTCGTTGAAGAGCCGAACCTGCCTAAATTGGTCGTTGTACTTCACGTGGTTCACAAGCACGTCGAGCTTGTTCAAGCCATAGCGGACCACTCTACAGCCCCACTCTTTCGCTTTGTTGCGCAGAGGGAACGCTACGTAACCGTACGGGCTTTTGAAGAGCAAACTGCCGTCCCTGACCTCCATGCCGATCAACGAGAATCCTTCAAGTTCTTTCAATGCGTCTACGTAGTCCTGCGGTCTTTTGAAACCCATATTACGTGTTCCTTTCTCTCGGCGATGTGCGTATTAAACAGTGTATACAGAAAGGGCGGGGGCCGTCAAGCCCCCGCCCTGTGAAATGTGTCACTGTCTGTTACAGCTCGGCGCATTTGCGAACAGACGTCAAACGCCACGAACCCGTCGAACAGTTGTTCTCCTCCCACGATTCGCAGATCGCTAAGCTCGGGGCCGGCTTCAGCGTCAAAGAGCCGTCCACTTCCCTCCACAGCTTACACAGCGTCCGGGTCGAGCAGCTGTCCGGACTGGGGTTGACGCCTTCGTCCACGGGGGAGAAGTCACACAGCCACACAACGCCCACGTCGTCCGACCGGGATAGCGTCCGCCACGGGTTCGTCTCCTGGCATTCCGCAACAGGTGGAAACAACACCGCATCGTACAAAGACAAGCGCATGTGCTCCATATATGCCTGGGGGCTGTCGAACCGTGTAGCTCGTATGGGTCCAACGGTTCTACGAACACCGAAACGTTATCGAGCTCCTTGAGAGGGACCAGTCTTACCGTGTGCGCTTCGTTATCCACGTGCAACACGCCGTACATCGAACCCTCGAAACAGATGTAGTACTCTCTCAGCCCACGGCCCTGACCAAGCGGAATAAATTTCAAACCCACGGTAAACAGCGTCTCCTTCCAATCTAACCCAAATAGAAAAGACCGATCGTCTCGTGATGAGGGTAGAGCATCACCCTCAGCCGCTTCGTCAGCGGGTTGTAACGAGACATGTACCGCGCCTCGTCCTCCTTCACGGTCGTCGTACCGTCCGCCATGTGATAGCGCACGATTAGCTCGTTACCGCCCTTAGGGGTTTTATAAGCGTTCGCTATAGCCCGAGCGATGTCCTTGTACGTCATATGACAAGGCACCTCACCTCGAACGTTCGGACGAACTCATTTTTCTTCATGTCGAACGGCTCACCTGTATCCGGCACGCAGTGGATCATCTTAGTCTTGGTGTCGTATGTCAAGTCACCTAAGAAAAAATCGTCAACTGACTGCAACGACACCGCCACACAACCGTGCAACATCTCCGTATAGGGATTCGGCTCGTTATCCCCCACCCTGAACATGTTCGGCCAGTCTTCCGGCACCAACTCCTGCAGCACCGTGTTATAGCACATGTCATGCGGCAGGCGGTGATGCACCAGAAGAACATCCCCGTAGGGGTTCGTATACGGCGCCGCCTCATCGCACGTCGTCAAGCCGAACGGCGTTGGCAGGTCTTCGTCAAAGCGAGGACTGTTCGCGTCCACGCACACGAAACCACGATTCCGGATATAGGCGTACAGGGAATCCTCGTGATCATAGAACAGCATGTTAATCCTCCTTTCAGTCAGGCTCGACGATAACCAACCACGGATCGCCCGATGTCTCGTCTTCAAAGAACGACGTGATCTTATCGGCATCAGTATACGTCTCCTCGATCACAGACACCGCACTGGCCTCCGACTTGATTTCCACCAAAGCCCCGGAGGAGGTGATGACAGACGGCTCCTCCAACCTGACCTCCACCGAAGCAGCGGCGGAGAGAGCGACAGATCGCTCCTCCGACCCTTCTTCGAACCCCCGACGGACGACGAAAGACAGGCGACGCTGTTCGTGGTTCAAAAGCACTGCGACCTTCTCCACGTCGTGGTCCAACGTGAAACCAAACTTCGAACCGTCTGCGCCGCAGTCCACCGTCGTAGACGCCAACTCCGCGTCGTCGACGTCGAAGAGCGTCGTCTTACACTCCCAACCGCCCGTATAGCGCTTCGTAAAGGACGACACCCACTGCCCATTCGGCGTCGCCGGAATCTCCATACTCCTCAAGTGCGGTGTCTTAGCCAGTTCTGCCAGAAGACCCGGCGTGTACTTCGTTCCAATCATGCTATTTCTCTCCTTTCCCTTCGGAGCCCCGCGCAGAGCGCGGGGCTCCGGGTTGTTGTTGTTGTTGTTGTTGTTGTTGTTGTTGTTGTTGTTGTTGTTGTGCTTAAAGCAGCCAGGCGGCTTCGCTCTCGGAGTAAGGACGGGTCGCCATCACGAGCTCTGCGAACGGCGCTATCAGGCTCACCGTCACATCGACCGGCCCGTACTCCACGGCCACCGCAGTGATACGGCGCCCGAACTCGCAATTCGGGCCCACCTGCACGTCAACGAACGGGAAGAGGTCAACGGGCTCCTCGCGTGTGCGGTCGTTATCTTTCAGGATTGCATAAAGCTGGCCGTCTTCCGCGTGGCGCACACCAACCAGTTTCTCGTCGAAGAGGGGCTCGAACCGCGTGCTCACGTTGTCCGACTTCAGCGTCATGAACTCGAACCCGTCTGCGTTGTAAAACCGCACAGTCGAGCCCTCAGCGGTGCGGGTGTCGACGATCGAAGCCGCCTGGCGGTCGACGACGTCGAGATGGTGTGTAACGGTTTTCGCATTGAACCAAGTGGCTGCATTCTCAACAGTGGGAGTGATTCTCATAAGTAGTTCCTTTCTCTTGTTCGCGGCAGCTCATTCTGCTGCTGCTGTGGTTACAGTCTAGGCACACACGGGGGCGGAAGTCAAGTGCCCCCGTGTGCGATGTGCGTCACATCAGCTCGGTTATCCAGTCGGCGATCTCCGTGGCCACGGAGTCGGGCGAGTCCTGTGCGCGGTCCACGACGATCGGTATGAACCTCGACATACCCCCCGCGATGAACGCATCCGTCAGGAACTTCCGGTACGCCTCCGTTGTGCCGAGGGGGTTATAGGGGTCGGGGCCGGGGTAGTCCGGGTCCGTCAGCTCGGTGGGGTCGCGGGGCATCAACACGAACGTCGTCAGCGGAACACGGTTCAGCCAGTTCAGCGTGCGCGCTACGTTCTCCAAGATCTTTTCGTTTCTAAGGTGTGCGTACACCGCGGTGCTGAGCGCCCATCTGTCCAGAATGTACAGCGTCTCAGGCTGTTCTCCGTTCGCTGCGGTCGGAGTGTTGGGGAACAGCACGGGCTCCGGTCGGAAGGAGAGCCAGCTCTCCATGTCCCTCGCGTAGTCCTCCGCATCCAGGCAATACCCCCCGTTATTCGCACACTGCACGAGTGTGTCCGTAGGGAAGTGCCGTATGCGCACAGTGGAGTAGGCGGTGCGGTGTAGCAGCGGCTCTCTCAGAGCCGCTGCTACGGTCGACTTCCCCACGCCGTCAGGGCCCTCCAGTGCTACGTACGTTGCGGTCATCCTTCGCTCCTTTCGTCTATCGTCTATTCTGCAGGTGCGGGGTGGGCGTGCAGGATATGCCCATCGCACACCCCTCTTCCGAGAACGCCTCGAACCACGTGTATTCCTCCACGGCGGTCCATCGCGGCGGGTTCTATCGTGCGGCCCGGAAGGGTCGCCAGGAGAGCGAGGTCGAAAAAGGCCAGTGGCTTCATGCCCCGCCTCCTTCCATGTCGTCGATGCAGAAGGGCCACCCGCACACAGACAGGTGCGGGTTCAACCCAGTCGCTTTGATTATCGCCTTCGCGGCGTCCTGGGCATCCAGGTCGCGGGCGTTGACGTCGACGGCCTCGTCGCCCCGGTCCATGGAGTGAAGAGGGGGGGTGTTGTTCAGCACGATGTGCGTCCTGGCTAGCGTAGGGCCGATGATGTGCGGCATGTACATCAACTGCAGGTCGCAGTAGAAGCCGTCCAGGTGTTGATAGAGCCACTTGCGCACAGTGAATTCGACTCCGGGTGTGAGATCGTGAACGAACACCCACCTGTGAACGTCTTTTTCGTCGAGGCGTGCCATTGTGTGCTGTGCATGCAGCTTGCCTTGGGGTCTAGCAGGCATCGTGTAGCGCGTTCGCGTCATTTCACGCTCATCTCCTTCGCTCTCTTAACCGCTTTGCGGTATTCGGGCCACTGTTTTTCGTAGGGCCGGCGGTCCGCGTCCCAGTAGTCCTTGTAGCTCAGCTGGGGGTTGGCCGCTATGAACTCGGATAAAGACTCGTAGAAGGCCTCCTTGAAGCGCTTCGCTCGGAGTTTGCGGGCTCTTTTGACGGGGTCCACCGGGTCCTTTCCGCGCAGGTCCACCTGATGAAGCGGGTTCGATTTGAATTCGCGGAACATGAGCCTCAGGCGCTTCCGGGGCGCGGCCTCGGGGTCGACTGCCGGGTCGCACAGTGCATCGCACAGGGAGGAGGGTGTGGCCATGGTAACGCCGAAGCGTTCAAGTGCCCTCTTCAACGTCGTGTTTTCGATTGTTGCGTCGGGGACGACCAACACCATCCTGTCCGCGTAATTCGGATTGAGAACGATTCTCACTCCATATTCCGTTTCGGCTTGCATGCGGAGGTCCTGCGTGTCCAGGTTTTCGTCGGCGACTTCGATCGCCACGGCAATCCGTTTCATTTCGATTTCTCCTCTCACTCGAAAATGTATTTTCGATCGATTTCGAGTCACATTGCGTGATCGATTTCAACTCGATTTCTACCCTAGAGGTGAATCGATTTCAAGTCAAATCGCGGAATGTGAATTTGGTCACAGTAGTGTTGTGAGGGGTTGTGTTATAATCGCGCGCCCGCGCGCACCTGACACGTCGCACACCCCATAGATCGGCGAGTTTCCGCGGAGAAGTCTGTGTAGGGACTAGGTCGGGGCGAAAATTCTGACAGTGACTCTCAATTGACAGTGACTGTCAGAATTTCGATACATCTTTGTATTGAGACACTGTGTCTCACGCAGAAAATAGTCCTAACACACCACCCCCACACAACTTACTAACACATTATATCTGTATATCTATACTATTAAGATAATTTCCTTAATTCTATACTTTTGAACCTATAACTCTGTTGTTATCTAGGTATGTATGCCTTATGTAGAAGCGGATCCCCCACCGCCGAATCCGCACTTCTTGCCGTTTGATGTCGTTTGAGAACAACGTGTTTTGCGTCTGTTCAGTTTTGTCACATCTGTCACACGCCTCCGTGCCGGGGGGCTGTGCGCCGTGGGGTGTGCGCCTCCTCGCGGGCCCAGTTGCGCCTCAGGGTCACGAGGTTGCCCTCTGAGGCGTTTTCAGGGTCGCCCCGGTAGGGTCGCTTGGGTCGGGGGCTGAAATCGCCTCAGAATCGAACCTCGTGATTCTGAGGGGGTGCCGCTCGACCGCCCGGTGCTGTGTGGTGTGCGCCTCGGGACTGTCCGTTCCGCCGACTGCCGGTCTAAAAACGCTTATCTTTGAGCCCCGAAATTCGAAAATGGCCCTCTTTGTACCCGAAAACTGCCCCCGAAATTCAAAAAGGGGCCTCTTTGTAACGTTTAATGACAACTTTTACCTACGTAACCGTAAGTTACTACTACGTAGCAGTAGGTTACGTTAGGGGAGTGTTACTTGGCGGTAAGTTACCCCGTGGTAGCTTACTTGGGTGTAGGTTCCGCTCGGGTAAGTTACGTGTACGTAGCTGAAATGAGGACCCCTTTGTCTTACCGTTCGGTAACCTACGATGCCCGGAAATGTGGCGAAGGACACACCGCTGGGGCTTGACACGGGGGGTGGCGGTTGATAGAATGGAGGTACAACAAAGGGGAAAGAGAGAAAGGAAACCCCAATGGACATCGAGATCGACTTCTTCGAGGAGCTCGGCGGCTACTACACCGCAGACCTGGCAGACGTCCTGGAGGACTTCGAAGGCTGACCCGAAGGCCCCCGCCCCGGCGGGGGCCTTCCCATGCCCGCAGACGCGCCCAGAATGGCCCCTGAGGCGCCTTCGGAGCCGGGGTGGGGCCACCCTACCGGCGAAGGCCCGCCAGGCCCTCAGAGGGCCGTCTGCGAGCTCTGAGGGGCACCCCCGAAGGCGGGGCCCGGGCTGTGCGCCTCCGGAGACGGCCCGAGCGATTACGCAACGTCGGTGTTGCGAAAATCCCGGAACTTGATATGTGAGCTTGGTCTCACTTTCGCGAAATCGGGACTAAGGTCCTAGCTCGAGCAACCATGTGAGCAATCTCACACTCTGAGAGGCTCTCGAGCAACCATGTGAGAAACATCACAATGTGGAGTACATCACATTCGGAGGGGCTCTCGAGGCTCTCGAGCAACCATGGAAAATACAATTTGTGATCTGGAGCACACTTGCTCGGGCAGGTCTCCGACGCCGTCGTCGGCCCGAGCTCTCGTGTGCGCAGTCGGGCCCGGAGTCCGCCGCGCCGAAGGCGCCCCGAGCAACCCCGGAAATGTGGCGAAGGACACACCGCTGGGGCGTGACAGCGCCGCTCGACTGTGCGAGGATGGATACATCGGAACGACGAGAGAAAGGAAGTCCGATGACCACGAAGTACCCCTACAGCCAGGCCCTCGCCGAAGCCCTCACCGAGAAGCTCGGAGGCCTCGCCTTCGTCCTGCCCGGCGGCGCAGTCCAGGCCGACACCCCCGACGGCACCCTGACCGTCTACGCCGACGGCGCAGTCCGGGTCCGCGAGTGCGGCGAGACCGAAGCCTGGCCGACCCTCCGGAGCGCCGTCGCCGACTGGGGCGTGGAAGTGTGACACAGCCCACACGGGAGGGGCTTGACAGCCCCTCCCGGAGGCCGCTATGATGGATACATCGGAACGAAGAGAGAAAGGAAGTCCGATGAACACCTGGAAAGTCGCCAACGCCGTCGTCCGGCACCTCGAAGCCACGATCCCCGTCTACGACGTCTCCGAGCAAGGCTACAGCCTCTACGTCAGCCTCGTAGACGGCCGCAGCTTCCTCGTCGACGCCCCGCTGGAGGGCGGCGTCAGGATCACCCCTTGTGTGCGCACCTACGAAGGCGGCCATCGGCTGCTGGAGGACCTGGAGGCCGAGCTCGCGGACGCCGGCTTCGACGTCCGCCGAACCCTCGCCACCGAGCTCCGTGTGCGCGACGACGTAGGCGGGTGGGCCTGGTGAGGCGCTTCTGGACCGTCGTCTCCGTCGCAGCCGGCATCCTGGCCGGCTGGGGCGCCGGCGAAGGCCGGGCCCCGAGCTGGGACGCCTACGCCGGAGTCCGGCCCGAGCCGACCGTACTCGGCCTCACAGTGACGCACATCACGAACATCGGGCTTGACATCCCCGCCGACGCCCGATAGACTAGAGATATCAGCGAAGACGAGAGAAAGGAACCAGCTGATGCACACCACCACCTTCATCCCCGAAATCGAAGTCCCCGACTTCGTCGCCAGCCTTCGGGCGGACCGCGAGCGCCAGCGAGCACGACGCCGGAGCCGCCGTCAGAACCGCGGATGGGAGGCCTGAGAACGATGACCTGGCTCGACTTCGCACAAGCCATCTGGGACGCCTTCTACGGACTCATGTCCACCTCCGAAGAGCTCGTGGAGCACCTCCCGACGCCGTTGCAGTGCTTCTTCGACTGGTGTTAGCCATCTCACACCGGAGTCCGCTTGACAGCGGACTCCGGACCGACTAGACTAGAGATATCAGGAAGACAGAGAGAAAGGAAACCCTGATGTTTGATCGTTACCTCACCGCCGTCTCCGACGCCGACCTCCTGGACGCCGCCTCCGACGCCCTCGTGGACGCGGGGTGGAGCTTGGACGAAGACCGAGAGCTGCCTTTCGAGGCGGACTACTACGGGGATCCGGAGGCCGCCGTCGAGCTCGACTCCGAGTGGAGCGGGATCCAGGCCGACGCCGTCGGCAGGCTCTGGGACCGGCTCTCCGACGACGAGCGGGTGGAGCTTTGGCTGCACGACTGCGCGGGGCAGGACCCCGACGATCCCGTCGACGCCGAGACGGTCTGGGAGCTGATGGAGGCCGCCGTGCTGGAGCGGCTCGGGAGCGTCTACGAAGACACGGGTGCCTCCGTGACGGAGGCCTGCACCCGAGCTCTGAGGCTGACTTCGGCGGGGGCCTTGGCCCGGGTGCTGGGTCTGTACGAAGCCGCCCGAGCGGAGGCCCAGGCACACTGGGGCAGGCCTTCGAGGGTGCGGACCTTCGACGTCGAGCACGGCACCGTGGTGGTCCGGAGCGAAGGCGGCGCCGTCGAGGCGAGGCTGAGGCCGGCCTTCGAGGAATGCGATGACGAAGGCGCCGTCATCGTGGAGATGCTCGGGGACGCGCTCCGCGAAGTCGGGCTTGACTGACGTTTCACGTGAAACGGACTGGGGCCGCCGCCGAAGGCGGCGGCCCGGAGAGGGAGGAGCTATTGAGAATCAGTATCACTAAGATCTGGGTTGGAATAGTTGGACTGATGTATGCGGCGTGGTTCGTCTGCGTCGTCGCCGAGGCGATAAGTTACCCTACGGTAGGGTAAGTAATACAAGTTGGAGTGGTGAGAGAAGTAGCACCTGGGACTAACGTCCCAGGTGCTACTTGTGTTTTTGGTGGGAAAAGTTGGAATTTTTGGAGGGGTGGGTCGACTTTCGTGGGGGGACCCAACCGCATACACTAACTTGAATTTTCCGTCACTGGAACATCGTACTGCAGTATGATTGCTATAATAGGACCTGTGCACGACATAGTACTCATCGCCGACCACCTCTTAGGGGCGCCAGCCGTAGGCTTAGGCGCCCTTATAACCGCTATAGCGACGCTCTATACGTCATTGAAGACCAATAGAAAGGTCCTTAGCGTCAAACAAGACATGGAAAACAACCATGGAAGCTCTCTAAGGGACGCCGTAGACCGCATAGAGTCCAACACCCAAACACTCACGGACCTGGTCCACGCGCACACCCGTCAGCTGGACGACATCCAGTGTGCTGTGCGCAGACACGACGACGAGTTAAAATCGAGGCATGCCAGACCCACAGAAGCCCCTTGTGCGCATAAGGAAGATCTACAACGAAGCGACGATAACGCCTAACCCGACACCTCCCTACGACTCGACTCTTCTCCTGACTCCGCCCCCTCCCCCCAAACCGAACCCGGACCAGCCCTTGGGCGCTACGGCGGCCTCGCTGGCGGCGCCTATCCCTGCCCTTTCCCCTCTGCTCAAAATAGAGCGGGTGCCCGTTCCCTCCTCCGACCCGGACCCACAACGCCATAATCGCCTACAGGTGGTGTACTCGTTCTCAGCGAACATTGTCACACTGAAGCAACTGCGTAACAAGGACAACACCCCGCCTACCAAAGACAACCCCGACTCCCTCCCTAACCCGTGGGAGGTGGGCTGGCTGCTGTGGTGTTTCAGCCCGGACCCAACGCACCCATATGACCCGAGCCCGACGTCCAACTCGAACTTCCGCTTCTATGCCCTGTGCCTCAAACCCAACGGCTGGGAGGTGTCGAAGCAAGACCCCTCATATAAGGGCGGACAGCGTTTCCTGAAGTCGAACACTCAAGAGGACCCGCGCAAGTTTCCCCCACACAACACGGAGAGTGACAACACAACAGAACACAGCACCGTCAACCCCTACTCCGTACTGATAAAAGCCTGTCACGAATACCCGTTGGGGACAACTCTGACCGACCTACAAAACGACATCATCCCGGCTAACCGCAACTCCGAAGAGGGGAACAAGGCACGACTCCAACCAAGCCGCAATGTATTCCACGTCTTCGTGGAGAGTCAGATGCTTACGACGGTCGTAGACACTGAAAAACCTCTGCCTCCGCACATTCCGGCGTTCTATGCGGAAGATGCCCGTGTGTGCTTCTCTCACCTGTGGCATGCGACCCCCAAGCGACCTCAGCTTCGACCCTCCCCCGCCGACTACGACCCCCTCTCCCTCCATGCGACGGGCTACCCACCCCAGGGGGTGGTATGGTTCTAGGCATGGAGGAGAGCCACCACGACAGAACAGAGAGTTTCACGTATGCAGCGGAGGACGCCTATACGGCGTACACGAAGCGGGAGCCGGGGAAGATGCCGTTGGACAACCGGAGCGCCGCGGTCTTCGAGGAACGCTACCGGCCGGCCTCCAGATCGCTGTGCGGGTTCAACCCGCCGTTTCCGACGCGGGACGGGGCAGCGATATCGCGGGGCGAGGCGAACGACGAGATCGAGGAGTTCAACGCGCATCTGGACGCGCTGCAGTCCCTAATCGATGCGGCGTGGCGTACCGTGCCGGGCAACGACGGCCCGCTCATACGCGGCTACCCTTTTGCTGTGCGCCATGTGGACGACGGCTGGGTGGAGTTCCATTTGCCCCACCGCGATTCACCCCCTGTGCGCCTTGAGCAGGGGGAGGGCTATGACTTTCAACACAACCGTAAAATCCCGGCGCACAGTCCCCGGCCCGACCGCAACTCCTTTGTGCCGTATACTGAGGTGAAAGCTCTTCTGCAAGACAGGAAGGAGACGGATGACGCAGGCTGACGTGCAGCGCAACGCCATAGTGGCGTGGATGGCGAAACACGACGGTGACTTCGGCTACACGAACGACTACCGCCGCCGGGACCCGGAGCGCTACGGCTGGGGGGATTGCAGCTCCACCATAGCTCAGGCCTACAGGCAGTGTGCGGGGATAGAGATCGGCGAGCGGAGTTTCAATATAGCGTCGGACCCCGACGCCTACACGGTGGCGTCGGCCACCTCATGGAGGGACCTGCCTCTCAGCGACCTGAAACCGGCGGACATCATTTGCATGGGTTGGCACTCGGGGGCCTTCGCGGGGCGGATAAGCCACGTCGAGCTCTACGCTGGGGGCATGTATACGTGGGGGCACGGCGGGCCGGGCAGGGGCCCGAGACTGCACTCTCTGTCGGACCGGTCCCTGACGGGCTCTGCGACGATCATCATCGTCAAGCGCTATATTCAAGACAGTAACCAAGATGACAACACCAGTAAAGGAGACGATTTGACACCCGACGAGCACAACATGCTCAGCTGGCTGTACGAGAACATTAAGGTGCCGAGCCAGGGCTTCGGCTACCCGCAGGCGACGCAGAATTCCATCGCAGAGCTGAAGGAGGTAGCGGCCAACCTGACGCAGGCCGTGGAGTCGATGACGGCGACTGTGAACAGGATCGCGACCGACCTGACCGTGCCGGGCTACGGCTTCGGTTACCCGGCTGCCAGCCACGCTGCGCTGGAGGAGACGATCAACAAGCTGAACGACATCCAGAACACGCTCGCGAAGAAGGGGGACAAGTGACGACCCAAGAAACGCCCACACCCACCGGACCCAAGCACTTGGACACCCCGACGCTGACGGATGAGCAGAAGGCCGCGGCGTTCGCCGCGGCTGCGCACACCGTGGAGACGGGCGGCCTGCCGCAGGGAGACGGCGGACTGGCGGACCCGAACCGGAAGAACGCCTACCACTTCGACGAGCTCGTGCCGACGCAGATCCAGCACAAAGCGCGGTCGGTCGTCCGGACGTTCGTGGTTAGCCTTATCGGTGTGTTGGCCGCGTGGGGCGCCAAGGTGGGTATCACTCTGCCCGCCGACCTGGCGGATACGATCACGGCGGCCGTGTGGGGCCTGGTGACTGTGTGCGCGCAGTGGCTGCTCAACACTAAGCCCGTGGACCGCTTCCTCCACAAGGTAGTGCCGTTCCTGGCGACTACACCCCGCAGTTGACGGTGTGCTAAGCTAGACGAAGCATAAAGAGGCCCCGCTTTCCAGTTGGACGGCGGGGCTCTCCTTTTATTCGGTTATTGCCTCAGCAGATCCAGGTTCTGCCCCACAGGCGGCAGGTTCCGTACCACCCGGCGAACATCCGTCCGATCAGATTCCATGAAAACATGTTTTCTCCTCTCTGTTGGGTCGCTGTGCGCAACCAGTGTACACGCTGTCAAGCCGCGATGAGGTTGAGTTGGTGCTGGGTCCATGCGAAAGCGGCGAGAGCTGAGATAGCCCCAAGGGATGTGAAGGCGAGGGAGACCCAGAAGACAACGGAGCCGGCCTTGGGGAAGCCGCACCACGTGACGATGTAGGCGATGAGGGTCCAGAACCCCTGTGCGACGAGGAATGCGACGGGGACGGCGATGAAGTAAAGAAGCATGTGACATCCTTTCTCTAGTCGGGCAGTGCTATATCTCGACTGTAGTCCGCACACTGCTCAATGTCAAGTTTGCGAACACTCGGGTCACTCTGCTAGAGTCCTCGTATCAGCCAATACACCGCTTACGAGAGGAGAGACACGATGTTTCACGTGCATTTCATTTGGGCGCAATCCACGTCCGGGATCATAGGGGTCAACGGGAAGCTGCCGTGGCACGACCGGGGGGATCTACAGCATTTCAAGGACATGACGACCGGAAAAACGGTGATAATGGGGCGGAAGACACGACAATCCCTGCCTCAACGCAACAAGAAGCTGCCCAACAGGACGAACATCGTGTTGAGTCGGACGATGAAGTCGACCAAATCGATTAAAGCCGTGGCGAGCCCATACGCTGCGATAGAGCAGACCCTCGCAGAGGGCCGGGACGAAGCGTGGGTGATTGGCGGGCACGAGACATTCCAGGCGTTCATTACAGCCCATGACCTGGATAGGCTGCCGTTCAGGCTGGACGCTTATGTGTCCGTCTTAAACGTGGACGACGAGATACAGTCGATCACCGCACAGGACAGCATTACATGGGCGCCTACACTGGACGACCGCTGGGTGCTGCTGTACGACCACATGGCGGGGCCTAGACGGCGCCTGCAGAAGTATGTTAAGGTGTTCAGGTAAGCTCCTTTCTCTCAGGACCCCGCCGGGTGAGCTCTATGCCCCGGCGGGGTCTGCTGTGTGCGTGGTAACATTCCTCTTAAGCCTGACTAGAGAGGGAGTTTCATGAGAATCGACGTTCAAACAAGCCGATTAGCCACTGCTAACGGGTCGATTGCGACGCTTAGCGGAACGCTGCCCAACCTCGACCTGGACGTTGCGCTGGCCAAGGGTGTGAAGGCCGTGTACCTGACGGTGTTCGCCAACGCAACGGAGACGAAGATCACGTCGCTGAGCACCGAAGGCGGCACGTTCTGCGTAACCCTACACACTACGGACGAGCGGCCTACCGTGAAGGTGTGCGACCCGCTTGAGGCGCCGGTGGTGATCCGGTACAGGGGGATGTGATGGCGGCACCCAAGAAAACGACGAAAAAGAAAAAGGACCAATCCCCAGCACAGGGTAGGATTGCGTCCAAGGAGCTGGTGAAGAACCAGCGCGACCGCTTCGCGATCCAAAAGTCGACCGGCGAGCTGGCCATGGACGACAGGCGGCTGCTTACTCTCGCACAGGCGGGGGCCAGCCCCGCCGAGATGTCTGAGGAGCTCGGTCTGCCGGCGGAGACGTGCCTTGCCCGTGTGCGCTCCTTGCTGAAGCGCAATGACGTGTGGACGAACCTCGAACGGCAACAGATGTTGATCGCCGACATGTACGACTTGAAGACTCGCGCCTTCAACTTCCTGGAGAAGTGCTTCGAGTCGGACGAGATAGCCGCTCGGCACATCGAGGCGGTCAACAGCGTTCTTAAACAGCTCGGCGACCGCCTGGACAAGGTGAAGGAGTACAACGACGAGGAAGAGGCCAGGGTGACGAAGCAGCAGACCCGGCTGATTCTCGACCTGGTGGAGGACGCCTGGGAGCGTGTGCGCATTCACATCTCCAACGCCTACGCCAACAACCAATTACTCGACCCGGAGGCGATGGACGAGGTCTTCTATCAGGCGTTGAAGGAGGCCCATGCTGATCAAAGCTAGCGCGATCGACAGCGCTATCGCCACCGTCAAGGCGCACAGGAGGCAGGACAGCTTCAAATCGGACCCCGTGGGCTGGGCCCAGTACATGCTGGGCACGGACGAAGGAACCCTGTGGAGCAAACAGCGGGAGATCGCCCGGGCCGTGGTGGATAACAACTCGACGGCCGTGAAGGCGGGCCACGGCGTGGGGAAGTCCCGGCTGATGGCTGTTCTCATATGCTGGTGGGTTGATACCCGCTACCCCCACTGTTATGTGATTTCGACGGCGCCGTCGATGGCGCAGGTGCAGGATGTGCTGTGGCGCGAGGTGATGCAATTGAAGGACATCGTGGAGCGGCGCTTTGAGGAGGGGCTCGTCGACCATAAGCTTCCTGGGCGCATCACGATGGACGTGCAGTGGAAGGACGACGTGACGAAGCTCCCGCTGGGCCGCGGCAGGAAGCCGCCGGACAACCTGGGCGGCAACTCCTTCCAGGGAATCCACGGCGACGTGTTGGCGATCGGCGACGAGGCCTGCGGGCTCTCGGGTGAGTTGATCGACGCCCTGGCGAATATCACGACGAACGAGGCGTCTCGGCGTGTGCTCATCGCGAACCCCACGGACCCGATGAGCTACCTGGGGAAGATCTTCAAGGAAGAGATGGAGAACTGGAAGCGCATGTCCATCTCCGTCTTGGAGAGCCCGAACTTCACGGGTGAGCCCATGCCTCCCAATGTGCTGCAGAAGCTCACCGGGCCGTCGTACGTGGAACAGAAGAAGCAGGAGTACGGCGAGGACAGCGCTAGGTTCAAGGCTCGCGTGCTAGGTGAGTTCGCATTCGACATCGAGGATTCGTTGATTCTCCCAGGGGATGTTGAGACAGCGTGTCTCACTGAGCGGGAGCGGATCGGCCGGCCGGTGTTGGGGGTGGACGTTGCGCGCTTCGGCGCGGACCGCTCGGTGGTGTACCTGTGCGTCAACGGGGTTGTGCGCTTCGTGGACTCGTGGGCGAAGACAGACCTGGTGCACAGCGCACAGCGGGTGCACGACCTGGCCCTGCGCGAGGGCGCCCACGCTGTGGCGATCGACTGCGACGGGATCGGCGGCGGTATGTTCGACATCCTGAACTCGTACGCTAACCGCACATACGACATTCTGGCTGTGCGGGGGTCCATGTCAAGCCCGGACAGGGGCAGGTGGCACAACTACCGGTCCTACATGTGGGACTCGTTCAGGTATAGGTGTCGCACAGGCGAGCTGGATCTGGATCCACTGGATATCGACTTGCACGACGAGCTTCTATCCGTCGGCTACTCGTATAATACGATGTCCGGGGGGCTCGTCCTGGACTCTAAGGACAAGCTGAAGAAGGACGTCGGCAAATCCCCCGACTTGGCCGACGCGGCAGTGTATGCTGCGATAACAGACCAGAACATACGGGACGCCATCCAACAGGAGACCGTGTTCTCCGACGCGGGGGACATGATGGACGGCGACGAGGACGACTACCTACACGAAATGGGGGAGACTTTTGGATTCCAACGCATACTCGTTTAGCGACGAGGGTATAGCGTTCATCAACGAGGCGCAGAGGTCCTACCTCCTCGACGAGGGGGCCAACTGGGTTAGCTACGCCGACGATAAGGGCCTGACGCTGGCTTTCATCCACGAGGTTGTGCGCGGCCTTCGGGACATGGCCAGAGACCACCCGCTGCATAAGCGCGGCGCACAGCTGAGGACCAGCTACATCTTCGGCGACGACTTGGTGTTCAGTGACACCTCTTCGAAGCTGGACGAGTTCATCAAGTCGGAGTCTGCGCAGAGGACTCTGTTCTCCGCCTCGGCGATGGAGAGCCTGAACTTGGAGCGGTTCTGTGCGGGGAACGTGTTCCTGTTCCGCGAGGTGCACACGAATAAGCTGACGCTGGTCCCTGTGGAGGAGATCGAGGAGATCGTCCGAGATTCGTTCGACTCGTCGGTTGTGAAGTATGTGCGTCGTACGTGGACTCCGGACGGGCAGAACACGATCAGCCAGTGGTTCCCGACTGCCGAGTACAGGCGGAGCGTACAGCGGTTGAGGAAGCCGCCGAACACAACCTACGAGGTGAATGGCAACTACGTCGTGTACATTCTGTCATCCGGCCGACATGCGGGGCATGCATTCGGTGCGCCGGATTCGCTGGCGGCTGCGCTGTGGAGCGTCGCCTACTCAGGCTACCTGCGGGACAGTGCCAGACTGTCGAAGGCACTGTCGAAGATCGCGTGGGCAATCGTCAACAGCAACAACCAGGGCAAGCGGCAGTCGGCCGTGGAGATATCGAATCGCGGCGACGTGGTGGGCGCCACGGCGAGCTTGGGGCCCAATCAGTCTCTGGCTGGCGTGGGCGTCCCGAGTGCACAGGTCAACTACGGGAACGGCCAGCCTTTGGCAGCGCTGGTTGCAGCGAGCTTCGGCATCCCGGTCATCGCACTGTTGTCGTCACCGGGTGCGACGGGCGGTTCCTACGGGGCTGCGACGACGCTGGATCGGCCGACGATCAACGGCTTCAAGCTAGAGCAGCGTAAGTGGAGGGATTTCTTCAAGCAGGTAATGATGGACGTGGACCCGTCGGTGAAGGACGTGGACATCAAGTTCCCGTCGATCGAGCAGGACCCCACCTATAGGGCTTTGCAGTCGCTTGCTACGTCTATGTCCACCGGGGCCATCCACCAGGACGAGTACCGTCAGGCTGTGCTCAATCTGCTCGCTGTGCCCGATATCCACGGCGATGAGCTTCCGGAGCCGAACGATTTTCTGAAGAGTGGTAATGTGTCAGGTGGGGACGACGGCGATGCTGTGCGCGACCCTGTGGCGCGTCAAGGAAACCAGGGCGCCGTCCCCGGCGGTTTCAACCAAGGAGACACCGAAGATGAAGATCAGTGAGAGCACGAACACCAGCGTCCTAAAACCCGTTAAGGGCACACGCAAGTGGCTTGTGCGACTCATAACCGAGGGCCAGGGCTCGACCGGCGTCTATACGAAGGAAGCGCTGCAGGGTAGTTTCGCCGAGGCGTTCCCCGTCGGGACGCACATGTACATCGACCACGCTACCGAGGCTGAGACCGACGAGCGTCCCGAAGGCACGCTTACCAAGCTGGCGGCCGTGATTGCCGAGACGCCTCACTGGCAGGACGCGCCGGAGCCCGGGATGTACGCGACGATCGAAGTGGTCGAGCAGTGGGCGCCCTTCATCGAGCAGGTGTCGGATATCATCGGCGTGTCGATCCACTGCGGTGCGACGCTGGTCCAGGACGACGACCTCGTGACGGCGGGTGAACCCGCACCGCCTGTGATAGAGTCGTTCATACCGTCGCCCGTTAATTCCGTGGATTTCGTCACAGTTCCGGGTGCCGGCGGGCGCCTCGTCGAGGCTCTGGAATCGTTCAAAAACGGAAATGCTATTATGGACGGTAGCAACAAACACAATTCCGAAAGGAAGAGAATGGACACTGAGTTCAAGGAGGCCCTGGAGGCCCTGGACACTAAACTCTCCGCTCTCGTCGAAGCCCTCGCCGATAAGGCCAAGAAGAAGGACGAAGAGGACGAAGAGGATGCCAAGAAGGCCAAGGAGGAAGAAGAGGACAAGGCCAAGAAGGCTAAGGAGGCCATCCTTGCTCTCGCCGATTCCGACCTTCCCGAGGTTTCCCGTGTGCGGGTAGCCGAGGCCATCTCCCGCGGCTATGACGCGAAGGCGATCCTGGACCGCGAGACCAAGCTCGTCGAATCCATCCGAGAGAGCCTGTCGGGCGGCTTCGCCCCTGAGCACGTGCCCTCCGGTAAGGGCGCCGACGACTTCGAAGCCGAATTCGCCAAGCTGACCTGGTAAGGAGACCGCTTTATGGCACAGAATCACGTCAAGGGTGGGGACACCTACGAAGTCCAGGTCGACGCCGCCGTCAAGTCGGGCGACGTCGTCGCCGTCGGCAAGGTCGGGGCCGTCGCCCTCACCTCCGCCACGCCTAAGGACGACAACAACTTCTATTCCACGCTCGCATTCGAAGGCATCGCACACCTCGGGCTGGACGGATCCGTCAAGGTCGGGGACATCGTGACGATCGACGGCGCCACCGAGTCCGGCAAGGCCGCCAAGCCTGAGATCGCGGCCGACCCGAAGGGCAAGATCGTCGTCGGCTTCGTGCTCAACCCGTTGTCGAGCGCATCTACCAAGTACGCCGTCAAGCTCACCCAGGCTTGGCTCTAAGGAGGATATCTACATGGCGATCAACAAGAGGGAAGCCTACAAAGCGGGTATCCTGCTGCATAGGGCCCTTCACGCGGACGACATCCGTGTGCGCAATTCGGCCCGCAAGGACCTGAGCGAGGCCATCACCACGTCGGACCTTCCGGTCAACCTCGGCCCCACCATGAACAAGATCATGCAGGGCGAATACGAGCAGGTCCCGTCCAACTGGCGCGAGTGGGCCGACACCCTCGAAACCCCTGATTTCGAGACCGTGCCTTACTTCAGCTTCGACTTCACCGACGACAACGTTCCGGTCCGCAAGGATGGCAAGGGCTACGTCGCACAGGGGCTACCCGCAGTCGGCGAGCTCGGCGAGTACCCGATCCTTGGTCTGAAGGCGGAACAGTTCAAGCTGAAGCTCGCCAAGGCCGGCGTCCAGATCCCGCTCTCCTGGGAGACCCTGAAGCGCTACGGAGCCGACTGGAACCTGATCCCCCGAATCACGAAGGAGCTCGGCCGGCGCGCCGCCAACCAGGAGTCCATCGAGGCGGCCCTTCAGCTCGTCCAGCCGACGGGCCTCAACACGACCAACTTCAAGGCTGCTAACAAGAACGTTCTGGCCGGCAACCCCGAGCTGAGCATCGAGGCGCTGGAGAAGGCGTTCGCACAGCTGGCCGTCACCAAGTACAACGGCAAGCGGATTATCATGCCGACGAAGTTCAACCTGATCGTGCCTCCGGCTCTGGCGAGCCGCGCAGAGCAGATCATGAAGGTCGTCGAGATCCGCCGCCAGAACGGCACCGAGACCCAGGTGATGGGGAACACGGTGTCCGGGAAGGTCGCGAACGTATACGAGGTCCCCGAGCTCGCGCTCATCGCCGGCGATTACGCCGACAAGTGCTGGTTCCTCCTTCCTCCGAAGGGCACTATGCCCCGCAAGAACATCGTCAACGTGTTCCTGGAGGGCGAGACCGGGCCGAAGATCTTCGTCGAGAAGACGACGAACAGCTCCGAACTGGAGGGCTCGTTCGAGAACGACGCATACCGGACGAAGATCCGCCACCTCGTCAAGTCTGCTTTCATCGCCCCGGAGGGCACTCTGGCCTCCAGCGGTGCGGGCGCCTGATAACGATACCCGACAAGGATGGAAACCCCGCCCTCACAAGGGGCGGGGTTTCCTGCAGTGGAAAGGAGCTGCGGTGCCCGACAAGCCGAAGATAACCGTGGAGGAGTTGAAGTTGTTCCTGCCCGGTATCGACCTGGACGCCAAGCTGCTCGAACGACTGTGCGCACTGTACACGAACGTGTTCAAGGCTGCAGCTGCCGCTCTACGCGCCTACGCGGCGAAGCTCGTGTCGGAGGGCGGGGTCGAGAACGTCAAAGCGGACGACTTCACGCTGTCTGGCGGGGACAAGAACATTGAGGCCCTGCTCGCCCTGGCTGATAAATACGACGCACAGGGGGATGCGCTGGAGAACGGTGAGGGGCTCGTGCTCGTCCCGATGAGGGGGGACGACGTGTTCGAGAGAGCGAGGGAGTTCCTTGGCCGGTATCTCTGAGGGCCGCCTGGCCATGGCGGCCAAACGCGTCGAGCGCTATATGGTTGACGAGGTGACTATCTATGACGGCAAGAACATCAAATACGACGCTAAGACTGACAGCTACGATTATGGCTCAGTCGTATATTCTGGGAAAGCGCGTATACAGCCGATACGCCAACCTGAGGTAGCGAACGACCAGATCGCACCCCAGACGACTAACCGTGTGCGCGTACAACTCCCCCGCTCGACGATGTCGCTTAACATACCGATGGCTGCACGCATCAAAGTAACGAAGACCCAGGATACTCCGCACATGGTCGGTTATCTGATGACGGTGTCAGCTGTGATCGACGCCTCGCAGTCGTTCGAGCGAACGATAATCTGCAACACGCCGATGAACAAAGCCGAGGTGTAGGTATGAAAATCCGCACAAAGATCGGAGCTAACAAGTTCACGAAGTACGCTAAGCGCATCCAGGACTTCAGGGAGTACGACTTGTTCGCCAACGTCATCGACAAGATTTCTGAGGAGATCCCACCGGCTTTGCAGGAGACGATCGAGAAGACCCCGTCCGCTTTGGTACCGGGTAAGATAGGCCGTATCTGGACGAGCCATATGCACGACAGCGTGAGCGTCGTCGTGCCGGACAACGTGACGGTCGAGTACGGCTGGATAGAGGGATCCAACAAGTTCGACGGCGGTTGGGACCACGATTACATCCTCGGCCAGGAGTACGGCGATGATAGAGTGTGGGGCATGAAGGCCCTGGACAAGGTGGCGAAGCAGGTGAAGCTCGACGAGAAGACCCGCAAGGAGGTCTACACGGAGACTCGTCGTATCTGGAAATGGGGTAGGTAGAAGGTGGCCAAATACATCGATGACATTATGGCGAAGGTCCGCGAGCTCTCCGGGGTGCCGCCCCAGAGGGTTGTCGAGGAGGTGGCGCTGCCGGACTTCGACGAAGGCCAGAAGATGCCGTACATCGCCGTCGTGTTCGGCACGCCCGGACATATCAGCCAGGCGACGAGCATCGTCTCCCAGCTCAACGACGGCTACCGGGTGTTCTTCCTGTGCCATGTGCGAGCCCTCACCGCACAGCACGCCCGCGAGATCGGAGAGAAGATCCTGTGGGGGCTCGTGGGCTTCGAGCCGGACAACAGCGGCGGGATCACGGTCCACGGCGGTCAGGGCTTGAATTACGCCGGGACCAACCACAAAGTGGTGCAGTGCGGCTACGAGCTCTACTGCTCCTTTATCACGAACCTCAAAAACCGTATTTGATAGGATGGTGTATATGGGCCTCTACAAAGACATGAACACCGGGGACGTCGGCACGTACCCGGATGACTTCGCTCAGTTCTTCGGGACGTTGGTGCCGATAACCGAGGAAGAGCCTTGTAGCGACTGTTTCATTGACAACGACAACGAGAAAAGGGGGAAGCACAGTGGCTAACGAAGTTCGCATGCTTCGCGGCAACGTGACTATTCTCTTCGCCGCTCCTGAGGCATTCGCTGACTGGCAGCATCCTACGGCGGCGGAGCTCAACGCACAGTTCAGTGCGACCGACAACCCGCGCAACCTGGTGTTCAATGTGTCGTGTGCGATCCTGGACGGTTACTCGCTCGGAGAGACCGACCCCGACACGGACAATACCCGAACGATCTGCGACATCTCCGAAGTGGAGAACCCCACCCTCGCCAAGTACGAGGGCAAGTTCACTGCGCTCAGGGATGAGAACGTGGACGACCAGGGTGTGTTCAACATGATCCGGGACATCACGATGAAACCCGACATCACGCTGTTCATCGTGGAGCGCATCGGCAAGCGCCCGAACAAGCCGTTCGAAGTCGGCGATGTGTTCAGCATCTACCGCTTCCAGACCGACTACCCGGTCGACGGGTACGAGTCGAACGGCTTCATCAAGTACGAGCCGAACTTCCTTCAGAACGGCGCGTTCGTCCTCAACGAGAAGGTGGCCGCATAATGGATAAGAAAGTACTCTCCAACGAACACGTCAACGTCTGGGTCCTCCCCAAGGCGTCCGTGAAGGACATCAACGCCATCACCGTGGAGGAAATGAACTCCGCTGTGGCTATCGGCGATGCCATCAACTGGGACGACACGACGATCCCAGCCGCCAAGGCGTCGAAGGAACAGTCGTCTCTGTCTCTGCTCGACGCCGCCGGTTCTTCTTCTCGCGGCGCCGCACAGTACGAGGGCTCACTCACGATGTACTACCCGACGAACCCCGACGACGCGAACTCGATCTACGCGAAAGCGTGGAACATGTTCAAGAAAACCCGCGTCGACCTCGTTCTGGTTGTGCGCGGTGTCCTGAAGGGCCGTGAGCCCATCGCTGCCGGTCAGTGGTACTGTGCGTTCCTCATGATCGAGTCCACGTACAAGAACACACTGGAGGGCGACAACCCGACTCGTTACACGGTGTCGTTCCTGCAGCAGGGTCAGCTGGCTGTCAACGGGGTCTTCAAGGACAACACGACGGCTATTACTGATACGGAGAATCTGACGGTGTCCCTCAATGAGCACCGCCCGATCCTGCCGAAGATCCACGGCCATGTGGCCCGCTCCGTGTGCTCCTACCTGTCGAAGGACACCTCTACGGTGTCGGTCAGCCCGCTCGGCGTGGTGACCGGCCTGAAGGCAGGCAGTGCGGATGTCATCGTCAGCCACCCCGCTTGTGCGAATGTGACCGTCAAAGTGACTGTGGCATAGCGCACACCTCAGCGAATAGCACAGGGCGTCTCCTCTCCGCCCTGTGCTATTCTTGTTTACGACGTTACCCTAACGCCCAACAGAGAGGATTTCAACTATGGATATTTTCGAGGTGCTGTCTCGATCCAAGGCGCCGAAGGCTGAGAAGGTCGTGTACCTGGACGCCGAGGCGGTACAGGATGTGGAGCGGCTCATCAAAGAGCAGGCCGACGCCGACGTGATCAAGGAGGCGGTGAAGAGGCGTGACGCTTCCAAGCTGACGTTCCACCTTCAGTCGGTGACAGCCGATGTGCGCGAAGAGCTGATGATCGGCATCGAAAGCGCAGACAAGACGAAGAACAAGACGAAGCGCGTGTCGGAGGCATACCTGGCGCTCCTGTCGAAGACGCTGTACAAGATCGAGGACGCCGAAGGAAATGTAGACGAGAGGAGGTTCAACTCTGAGGAGATTCGTAAGATCCTGAACGCTCTTCCCGGCGAACAGTATTTGGGTCTGCTTGTGGCGGCGATGAATCTTCTGGGTGCTTCCGCCGACTACGACAATGCGGTGACGGTGGATTTCTGATAGACGCCCTCCAAGACAAAGGGGGGAGCGGCGCTCTATCGATGGTTAGGACGGCGGTGGACCTGCACATGAGGCCCACCGCCGTCATCTATAACCAGCCCGACCCTTTCGGGCATTGGACGGAACTGGACTATAAGCTTGTGTTGGCTTACAAGACGGTTAAGGACGAGACATGTCAGAAGTGTGGTAACCCTATCTGGCTATGTCATTCGAACGATCCTGATATAGCATGGCGCGCAGAAGATAGAACATGCTATGCTACTAAAGCAAGGATGATGCATGATTGGGTCAGCACACACCGCGCCACCGATCCGCCCCCCTACGAGGACAAGCAGAAATGGGGCAAGGACACTGTGATGACGCCGTACATGCCAGACTATGCGGAACGAGACCTGCCCACGAGGATGGACTACTACAACAGGAGTGAGTGATGCCTGATATCAAGCAGACTATCGAGTTCAACGTACAGGGTACGTCCGAACTCCATGAGGCTGCGGAATCCATCAACACTATCGCACAAGCCCTCGACAACATTAAGGGTAAGGTCGTCGGCGCCGACATCGGCAAAGGCCTGGACGGGGCCGGCCGAGGTGGGCGAGAAGCCGGGGAGGGTTTCGACAGGGCCGGCCGAGCCGCGGAAGAGGCGAAGTCGCGCATATCCAACATGCGCTACGCCCTTTACGACGTGGCCGCCGTTATGCAGAACATCTCGAAGGCGACGATCGGCGCGTTCACCACCGTCGTCAAAGAGTCGATGGACTACGAGTCGGCCTTCGCACAGGTGAAGAGAACCAACGACATCGCCGGGAAGTCTGCAGACGAGCTGCGTGGCAAACTCGAACAGATGGCCGCCTCCGTCACGACGACGAACTTCAAGGACCTGTCGAACATCGCCGCCCTCGGCGGACAGCTGGGCGTCGCCAAAGAGTCCATCACCGACTTCACCGAGACGGTCGCGAAGCTGTCGGCAACCACCGACCTGTCGCTCGACAAGTCCGGTGAGACGATCGCGCGCTTCCAGACGATCATGGGCACGACCGGCCAGAACTTCGACAATATCGCCTCCTCGATCTTGAAGGTCGGCGTCAACTCGGCCGCGACGGAATCCCAGATCGCCAACACCTCGACGCAGATCTCCGCCATGGGCAAGTTCGCCGGAATGACCGAATACCAGGTGGTCGGCTTGTCCGGCGCCCTGGCGTCGATCGGCGTCGCACCTGAGCTCTCCCGAGGCGTCATCACGCGTATGTTCACTCAGATGCAGAAAGCCATCCGGGGCGGCGGCGACGAGCTCAACCTGTTCGCGCGCGTGGCGGGGGTCTCCGCACAGGAAGTCCAGTCCGCGTGGGGCACCTCGAAGTTCAGCGACATCTTCGTCAAGTTCATCGCCGGGCTCAAGAACCAGGGCCAGGGTGCCATCGGGGTTCTCAAAGACCTCGGCATCAAAGCATCCCGCGACGTCCCGACGATCCTCCGTCTAGCCGAGGCGCACAAGACACTTGAACAGACGATGAAGGACGCCGAGTCAGGCTACAACGACTCGAAGACGCTCAACGACCAGTACCAGCAGATCGCGTCCACCACGGCTGGCAAGTTGGAGATGCTGAAGAACTCCTGGGCGAACCTGAAGGCCGAGATCGGCCGTTCATCTAATTCGGGTATCGGCGACATGCTCGGTTCCCTTACCGGACTGGTGACGGTTCTGACGAACCTCGTGCAGAACCCTGCGGCGCAGTGGGTTGCCAAGCTGGCCGGCGCCTTCCTGACGGCCGGTGGAATCATGGCCGGCTACTACGCCAAGCAGGCTCTCGTGCTTGGCGGCGCCTACGCGTTGACGACGGCGCAGAGGTCGATGGGTATTGCGATGCAGCACCCCATCACGTCAATCCGCTCGCTTCTGTCCGCTCTCGCAGAGACCGTCAAGCTCTACAAGCTCTCGACGGTCTCCGTCAATGAACAGACCGGTGCCCTCTACAAGAACGCCGGCGCCGCTCGGGGCGCTGCCGCATCCCAGAGAGCGGCAGGCCAGGCCGCCGCTTCGCAGTCTGCAGCCGGGGCTGCAGCGGGTGGAGCGGGGCAAGCCGCCGGAGCGATGGGCACCGCGGAGAAAGCCACCTCGGGGCTCATGGGCGCCCTCAAAGGGCTTGCCGCAGGTGCCGGTATATCCCTGTTCTTCACGGGGCTTGCGAAGGTCACGGAGTCCTGGACGAAGAGATCCGAAGCGGCCAGGGCTGAAGCCAAGGCGCTTCAGCAGGCTCAAGCCGACCTCGCACAATCGGTGATGCAGGACACGAAGGCTTTCGAGGAGGGTGGCAGCGCGGCCTACGTGTTCGCGAAGGCTACCAACAAGGCCGGCGAGTCCATGTCCTCGCAGCTGTTCTCCACGTCGGATGCCAACGCCCAGACGAAGGCTCTAGCGCAGGCACAGGAACTCCTCGCACAGAAAACCGGGCAGTCGACCGACGAAATATCGAAGCAGACGTATGCGATCGGCGAGAACTCGCTGAAGAAGATGGCCGAGCAGATAGCCGGCAACACGGGCTTCAAGCAGTTCGGCGACGAGCAGCTGGCCACACTGCGTCAGATGGGCTTCTCCGTCCAGGAGTACTCGAAGCTCGTCACGCAGGGCAACTCGGAGATGACAGACTCGCAGAAGAAGCTCGCAGAGCTCTACCGTCAGAACGGTTTCGGTTCTATAGCCGACGACATCGAACGCAGCACCCAGAAGTCCAGCCAGTACATCGACTCGTTCAAGAACAAGATCCAGGAGATGGTGGCCTCCGGTAAGATCTCTTGGTTCGACGGCGAGAAGATCCTCGACACGCTGAAGAAGATCGACGACAACGCGCACCAGACGTTCGACGGTGTGCGCAATGAGTCCGACCTAGCTGCGCAGACCATGAAGGGCCTGAAGGGCGACACGGCCGACGCCGCGGACGAGATGGACAACATGGGCGAGAAGGCCGACAAGGCGGCCAAGGAGCTCAAGAAGGTCGTCGACTCCGCGCTGTCCGGAGACGAAGCGTTCGTCAACCTCGAAGACGCCGTCGCCAACTTGGGCGAAAGCCTGTACAAGAATGGCATGAACTTCGACGAGTTCTCGGAGGCCGGCAGGTCCAACCTGAAGGCACTCTATGCGGTTGTGCGTCAAGCCGCAGAGGCTTCCGGCGGGGACGCCGAGGTGATGAACGCCTATATCCAGCAGATTATGCAGCTGCTGCGCAGCCACGGCGTCGGCTCCGTGCAGGTGCTGGAGAGGGTCGAGCAGCGTTTGCACGCCGTGGCCAACAAGGCGACGCAGTCGGCGAACCAGATTTCGAAGGCCGCTGTCCTCGCACAGAAGGCAGGCAACGCGATCGGCATGATCGCCGCCAGCATCGCCACCGGGAAGGACTTTTCGAAGGAGGCCTCGGCTTCGCTGCAGGGCCTCGGGAAGTCCTCCACGGCCGCTTTGCCGTCCATCAAAGACCTGGGTAAGGCCCTCGACCAAGGCTTCGCGAGGGGCGCCAGGAACGCCGCCAAGCACGCCAAGAAAGCTCGGCATAGGACGAGGAAACTCGGGGACCGAGCGAAGAAGGCGGGTAAGAAGATCAAGGAAGCGGCGAAGGAAATAAAGACCTTCACCGACTACATCAGCGAGCTGTCCTCCGTGGCGAATGCGGCTTTCAACTTCCGGTGGGAGTTCCCCAAGTCGTTGGATGAGACGGCGAAATCGTTCAAGACGATCAAGTCGTACTTCGAGAACGCGGCGAAGGACGCGCAGTCCGCGAATAAGGAAATCGGCGACGCCAATAAGTCGATCGAGGAAACGCGCAACAAGATAGCCGAACTGGACGCCGAGCTATCGAAGCTGCAGTCAGACCGGAACAAATTGACTTTTCAACTAAAGGTGGCCGTCGACTACGGAGATACGCTGCGAGCCGACGACATCCGCGCCGAGTTGCAGAAGAACGCCGTCGCACAGCAGAAGAACCGCACGGATCGGAAGAATGCCGAAGGCGATCAGGCCGGCAATTACCAGAAACTGTACGAGGCTATGCAGAAGCTCTCGGACGCACAGCAGAAGGCGCGGCGCGACCTGGCGGGCTTCTCGGACGCCGCTAGGGAACAGCGTGGCAACGTGCTGTCCCTCGTCGAGGCATACCAGAAGCAGGTGCTCGCATATGCTAACACGGGCGCCAGTCAACAGCAGGTGCTCGCATACGCATCTGCCCTGCGTGCTGAGTTCATCAACAACATGACATCGATGGGTTACTCTCGTGCGGAGACCGAGCGATATGCGGCGACGTTCACGGACCTGTCGAAGGTGATCAATGGCGTCCCGAGGAACTTCACGGTGGGCGTGAACGCAGACCCGGCGCTGCGCGCCCTCTCCGACCTGGAGGCGAAGAACCGCAAATCGCAGCATTCGATGGACGACAACCGCGACGCGGCCGACAAGCTCGGCAACTCGCTGAACAACACGGGCGGAGATGCAGCCGGCCTCGGAGGAGCCCTCGGCGGAGGCGGCGTCGGCGGGGCTGCCGAGCAAGCGGCCGTGACGTTCCAGCAGCTCGGGCAGATCACGGGCAACATCGGCGCGGAGATGTGGAAGGCCGCAGGCTCGGCCAACACAGCCGCACACGGACTGGGCAACATGGGCAATCAGGCTCACGGCTCAGCCTACTCGATGGACGTAGCAGGCAACAAGGCCGGTTGGATGTCATACGCGATCAACGGCATCCGAGAGGCCGGCTACGGGGCGTTCAGCAACATCATCAGCAGCGCACAGCAGGCGGGGTTCTCGTTCAACCAGGCTGCAACCGACGCCATTAACCTGTGTAATCGTGTGCGGGATCTTCGAAGCCTGTCGGTGGGTCAGTTCATGTTCGGTTTCAACCAGGCATGGGGTTTCTCCACAGGCGGCAAGGTCGGCGGGTCCTCGTACAGCGGAGGCAAGCAGTCCACGGACACGGTGCCGGCCATGCTGACGCCCGGCGAGTTCGTCATCAACAGGCAGGCCGCACAGACCGTCGGCTACGGCTTCCTGGAGGCCGTCAACTCCGGCCGCGCCGCTGCCTCAGGTGCCTCGGCTGCGTCGTCCGGCGGTGCAGGAGGCGGGTTCGGCGGGGGTCCGATCCTCGTCGAGCTGTCCGGAACGGACAGGCATATCCTTGTGAGCGCGGTCAACAAACCGACAGTGATAGACGGCAATGCTATAGTGGGGATGGTCAACGGCTCTAACGCCATGGCATCGAGGAGAGGAGCATAGGAATGCCTAAACGACCCAAAGTGTGGTTCGGCACACTGAATGACATGCGTTGGATAGACGCCCCTGTGGCTAACTTCCAGAGCAACAGCACAGGGTTCAACTACAGCGCCACGACGCTGAGGGGCGACGGCTTCGCCAAACGGTCGGCATTGACGCACAGGGAGTTCACGCTCACCTGGGCGGCCAACACCGTGGCTGAGCACGCTGCCCTGCTGTACCTGCTGTCCACCAACGAGCTGCTTTACTACGTGGACCCGCTGGCGATGAAGACGAACCTCCTGCCACTGTTCATGTCCCACTACATCCCGAACGCTACTGTTTTCACCGACGACATCCCGCACGTAGCCACACCGGGCGCCTACAACGGCGCACCGGCGTGGTCGTGGAACCCGGCGTGGATCTGGCAGATCGGCCAGAAGATCCACTGGCCGGAGGGCTACAAGTTGTGGGCGGGGTGCCGCGGGGACGGAACGATCCAGATAAACGACACGGCGGTGACGGCGGTGAGCGAGTTCGACGGGCGCTACGTGACGACGATGATCCCTACGAACAACATCAGCAACCCGTGGGGCGAGGTCCAGATGTGGGCGAGCTCTCGGATTTCGAGTATCTGTGTGCGAGCCTACCCTGAGACGCAGGTGAAGACGATCAACGATGTCCCTAACAACTACGGGCCGTTCCTGCCCGGCATGGGTTACGGCGCGCTACAGCAGAAGGAGCCGTATTCGATACAGGAGTACAGCGCGGCCATCGACGGGTACGAGGTAGCCGTGACCGCGACGTTCGTTGAGAAGGTGCTGCTGTGAGCATTGCGCCCGAGCCTTTCGAATACAGGACGGACCGCTCACTGGAGAGCTTCTCCGCACAGTGGGATCGAATGTCGTACAGCGTCCCGGGCGGCACCAAGGGTTACCCTGTTATGACGTTGACGGACAGGTTCTTCAAGCCTGCGGACGTGTCGACGACATGGACGAACAAGCACCCTGTGTCGAGTGTGTACGAGTTCCGTGGTGATGTGCGAACGTTCACCTCCAACTACTCGACGAACACCGTGACCGTCGACGACTTGTGCTATAAGCTCAAGCAGGTAAAAGTCGTCCCCACTCAGTACAATAATTTCCGGAACGTGGTAGTCGAGCTGTTCAAGCTGTGCGACTATGACAAGGTGTATGTGGACGGCTTCATCAAGTCCGACCAATACAACCCGATTATCATGGCGCCGGGCGGGTCGTTCAACGTGTGGGATTACCTGAACACTTTGTGCGCCGTTCACAACGTGTATATGCTTCGTCAGAACTCGAACCTGCTGTTTCTTCGCGACAATAACTTCCTGAAGGAACACATGAACAACGTGACGGGCATGAGCTACAGCGTGGACCTCGCACAGTCCACTAAGACCGTGAAGACGACGTATAGACCCATGCGTTACGCCTACAACGAGTACTTGCCGTTAAGCAAAGAGTCTAAAGACACGATCATCCAAGTGGACGCCCGGAAGACCGTTGAGCAGACGATCACGCTCGACGCCTACGTGATCGAAGCCATGACCCCGTGGGTGACCCAGTGCAAAGACTACATTCCTTCGAAGGACACGTCGGGGCTGGAGTATACGGCGTACTGCGTCGCCGGCAACGACGGGCTCCCGATCACGGCGTCCCAGTGGTTGGGGCAGGGTGGTAGCCTCTCTGTCCGACTCGACCCGAAGAACCATAATCAGATCATCGTGACTGTGCGCGGAATGGTGACGTCCGACTACTCGCCGTTCCGCATCGCAGCTTCCTCGGGGCCGTCCAACTACTACAACTCGCTGCGCTTCCGGGGCACCGGGCTGGTTATGGGTCCGGAGGATACGTACGTGACACACACGGGATCGTCGACACTGGGTAGCGACGAGGAGCAGATCAATAACCCGTTGATCAACACCCCGTCGCTGGCTATAGACAACAGCCTCCGGGCCGTATGGGAGAAGTCGGGGTCGATCCCGACGATCACACTCACGTCACCAAACCTGGAGTCGCGTACGCCATCAACGACTGGGAATGACTTGTTCCTCGCGTCTGGGTCGGCCTTCGACTATGGCGGGGACCGGTTCATGACGACGCACGTCGACATGAACAATCAGGAGATTACGGTGACGGCCACGTCACGGATCACCTGCGACGAGTTTTCCAACAAGATCGATACGGGTGTTTCGCTAGCCGATTACGAGGCGAAGATCCCGAAGACGATCTACAATGTGTTCCAGTTCAACCAACCGCACAAGGAGTACATGCCGGAATGATACCCAATAAGAACCTCGGCGCCGGCGACACGTGGGGTACGTGGGTGCAGGACGAGATCTCATCCATCAATTCAGGTCTCAGCAACTTAGGGATTGGGGGTGTGCGCAACTCCCTAAATGGGCTGATGTCGAACCTGGACAACACCAATAACAAGCTATCTTTCCGGACTCTTACAGGCGATTTGCGTATGCTTGGCCCCAATTCTGATAATGTAATGATGTCCGAGAGTATATTGAACTACCCTGAGAACGGGAGGGGTTATTTGAACTTCCTCTTCTTCGGTAGTGGTCGTTACGTGAATAAGGGCTCTTCTGATGCATTTCGATCGAAGATGCAGTTGGTGCTCCAAACCGCTTGGACACCGCCGGGTGGAACGCAGACGAAGTATGAAGAGTACTACGTTTCGCAGATGCCGGGGATGTTCAATGGTGAGATTAATGTTGGATACTACGACCTCTACGCCTTCTACAACCTGACGGTGCCGCGCGTCACACAGGTAGTTTTCCGGCTCATCGGGGAAAACCGGTTGACTAACAACCCAGATCCGAAAGAATACAACTACTTCAACGGCACTATACTGGTGATGGAGTCCAACCAGCCTAACACGTAAAGAGAGGAAAAATGGCTACAACCGACAGCAATGGGATCGCGCACATCGAGGGCACGGACCCGGTCAAACCCCTGCAAGGTTTGTTCAACACGATATCTTCTTCCGTGTCCAACGTAGTGGGCAAACTGCGGAGGCAGGTCATCTACCCGGTGAAGTCGCGGTGGGATGCACAGAACAAGGTTGAAGAGCTGAAGCGCCAGGGTGTGGAGGGCACGGCTGACGAGCCTATCGTCTTCAACATCTTGAACGACCGTATCCAGCTACAGCATGACGGCTCGGGGTTCACTTATTTCAGCGCACAAATGGCGGTTCTAGCAGCCGGGGTGTTCGAGACCGGGTACCAAAGGTGGAACCTATATGATATAAAATCGTTCACTGTGCCCTTCCCCGAGGAACTTGACCGCATCCCGCGTTCGCTCCTGTGCCAGGTCACAGACGCCATCACGCACAGTATCATTGCATTCCCGGTGGATAAGAAACAGTTCGGCGTTGCCACAGCGTGTAACTGGAAGTGGGGTGTTGACTCAAACGTCCACGTCAGCTGGGTGGCCCTCGGCTGACAACGGCGTAAGCGCATAGAAGAAGCCCCCGCATTGCGCGGGGGCTTCTTCCTACTCACCTGCCTTATAGCGTCTCCACCACCGGTGGATGTCTGTGTTCGGCGTGTACAGCCAACTCGGTCCTATGATGTTGAACAGCACGTCGATGAACCTGTGCGAGCCGTTACCCTGGCCGTTCCAGGGGTGGGACGAGAACGGGTCGTCGGCGTCCCACTCGAAGACTGGGCCGATGCCCGCCTTCCCAAGGCGCACAGCCAGCTCAAAGCAGTCTTCGATGTGCAGCGCCTCATTGTCGTAGCAGTACTTCCTGATCCACCTCGCGGTGTTCCATTTCTTGATCATCAATTGGTCCTTTCCCTTGTCAGTTGCATGAGACCATGATAAAAGGCCTCGGAAGCTTGTTGGGGCGTGCATGCGTTCCCGAGCGCTGCCAATTTGGCCATGCGCGACACGTCGTCCGCGTCAGCCACCCACCCCTTCGGGAAACCCATCATCCACTCGACGAACTCTACGTTGAGAGCCCCCCTGGGCTTCGCCAGTGGAGGGGCCCCGCGACCGAATGTTCTCTCCCAACGCTCGATGGCCGCTCCGTAGGAAGCCATCACTTCGTCCTCGCTCCACTGCTTAAGGTCGTAGAAGGACGGGTGTTTGGAATACCTGGGGCTTTTCATGCCATCCATGCGGGACCGATTGGGTGTCGGCAGGTAGTGTAGCCGTATGTCAGGCTTCACTTCGACTAGCTGTGCGTTGAAAGGGGTTACCCACTTCTCCGTCCGTTCGGCGAAGACGAAGAGCCTGCTTCTTTTGTGCGGCATGCCGAGACGACTCGCAGGGAGGATCACAGAGCTCGTCGAGTAGTCAGCTTCGTTCAACATGCCCAAGAGCACGTCATATGCGCCATTCGTGAGAGCCCCTGTGACGTTCTCCCACAGGACATAATCAGGCTTCTTCGCGTTCACGGCTTCGACGAACGTGTAGAGTAGAGAACTCTTCTCACATTCCAGCCCCTTACGGGTCCCGAGGTGGGAGAAGTCTTGACAGGGGGTCCCTCCAGTGATGCAGTCTACGTCGGGGACCTTGGTCCAATCGATTTTCGTTACATCCCCGAGATTGGGCACCCCGCGGAACATGGTTAAGTGTTCGAGTATCTTCAGCGCATTCCCGTCGGTCTCCGCTACCCACTCGATCTCGTTGCCATACGGAGCAATGGACGTCACTGTGTCGCATACCCCGAGCTCCAATCCGCCTATGCCTGTGAAAAGCGATCCTATCTTCATTTCCATCCTCTCTCGTACGTGGGTTTGTGATGTGCGCGCTCCACCAGGAAAGCAACAGCATGCCGTGCGGCCTCCCGCCTGTCGTGGTGGTGATCCTCGACCTTCTCGAATAGGAGGCCGAGCTTGCGGAGGTTCTCATCACGGACAAACATCCGCTGTTGTGGTGTGCGCCACACAATCTCTTTTCCAAGGAACCGGCCGAAAACGTGGACGGCGCCCTCGACGCGAACCGGGTTGATGTCGGCTCCGGGGATGTTGCGGTTGACATACTTCTCGCACACCACAACATCTGGCTGCACCATGCGGTCGAACATTCGCTTGTAGAACCAGTCGTAGGTCTCCTCGGTTCCAGGGTTCCACGAGTTGAGGAGCTTGGCCGGCTTGTCGCCCCCATAACCGAGGAGGACGATGCCGGTGGTACCCCCGACCCCGCAAGGGTCGATGGCCAGTAGCGTAGTCATTACTGGTTCACTCCC